CTTCATTGCATTTTTCAGCTCTTAAAGTTTCTCTTGGAAAATGTGTAATGCTTTTTATTTTATTACCTTGATACGTTACTTGGAATGCGCCTTCGCCTAATAACTTTAAATCTTGGCAAACCCTTCTTAAATCTTTCTTTTTCAAGATTGATTTCATATTAGCATACTGCTCTGGTTTTTTATGGCTATTAGTAGCGTCTAAACCTTTACCATAAATTCTATCTACAATACCGTTTATAACTGCATTGTTTGTAGTTGAATCCATAAAGGCATCTATCAAACATTGATAGTAATCGTTGTTCTCACCAATTCCAATCCAATCTCTGTTTTTTTCTTCAGTAATTACTGGCCTTTGGTATTCGTTTAATTGTATTAAATGTAAATTATCCATTATGCGTAGATGTATTCATTATTGCTTGTTGATTTTTCAATATAAACATTTTTACTAATTTCAAAAGTTGAAAGTGTTTGATCCGTACAAAATAGCTTGTCTTTAAATATTAAAGTTCCATCTGTAGTGTTGTTTATCTCTATAGTGTAGAAATTAGCTTCTTCAAGAGCTTGCGTTGTGCTATAAGTGTAGTAGTACTTGACTAAAGTAAAAGATGCGTTAGAGTCCGTTAAAATGACTTTGTTCTGTTCTTCGCTTTTTATCTTTAATTCGTACACTTTTGCTCCGTCAATAGTTTCTCTTGGCATAAAATTAAGTAATCTTGTTCCACTTTTAGTAATTATCTGCATTTTTTTTAATTTATTTTTAATAAAAAAAGGAGGGAAACAAATTTGTAACCCTCCTTAGCCAACTAAACTATATATTGAATCACACTAAACTATGAAATTTGTGCCACTATTAACTATTCGTTCCTTGAACTATTGTAAATGTTCCTGACATTCCAGCGAAAGGATTTCCAGCTACTGCACTTTCAATAAATTGTGCTGGTAGTTTTTCCATTCCTGCAAATGTTAACGAATATCCTGAAAAATCACCATACGCTGCACCAGTTGCTATTGAACCACCTGTTACATCACAACCGTATTCTACACCGCACATAACGCAGTTTCCGTTGTTATCTTCTACCACAATATGCGGTCTTCCGTATGAAAGTAATTTAACTTCTTTATTGTCTTCTTTACTTAATTTTGGTAAAGATAAAGTTAAAGTTTGCTCAAAGAATGTTGTGCCATTATCTCTTGAAGAATTAATAGCTTGTTCTAATGAGCTTGTTCCCTTAACATCATATTCATAAACAGAAGCCGTTCCAGTCATATCAGAGATTTCATCACCTGAGTTAGTAGTAACTGTTCCTAAATCACCAAAATTTATAAAGTAAATCTTAGTTACCCCTCCTATTACGTCTTTACAAGGAACCTTACGTCCCAAACTGATATCACAAGCCATAATTGTTTTGTTTTTAATTAAAGGGGCTAATTAAAGCCCCATTAAAGGTTATTAATTAATTTATATCTTAGGTGTAATAAGTTACTTCACCTAAAAGTCCGATTTGTACACCAGCTTTCCATCTTGCAACAAATCTTACGTTTTGATCACCTAAAGTGTCAGCAGTATCAATTAATCTCAATTCAGATAAATCTCCAAGAACTCCACATCCAAAGAATAGGTTAGAAATTTGTGTACACATCATTTTATTTGCAGGCATACCAGGTGCTAAGAAAATTGGAATACCATCAAAAGTAAGTCCACCACCATTATACCATTGAGTCATTTTGTCATCAGTACCAGCACCACCAGTTAATGCAAATCCACCTAAAGCTCTAATATAAGCTTGGAATACTGCATTACCAACATAAATTCTTAAATCTTCTTTATCTAAGATTGCAGGAGTGTTTGTTGCTACGTGATCTAAAACTTTACCAAGCTCAGTAATAACGTTTGAAGCAGTAACAGTTGTACCAACTACAATAGCACCACCAGCTAAATCAGAGATGTTGTTCCCTGCAATAGTTGTAAATCCATCAAACTCACCAGCGTTAGCATTAACACCAGCCCAAATGTTAGTTTCTGTTTTAGCAGCAATTTTAGCAATGTACTGTTGTACAATAAAATCTGCAAATGATTTAGGTAAACTTTGATTTTGTACAGAGTAACCCATTTCAGCTGATTGCCAAGATTGTGCGAATGTCTTTTTACATTCTGTTTTGTTAACTTGAAATTCTTCTACTTCAAGAACTCTTTCTGTAAGTGTTAAAGTTCCTGCGTCTGTGTAATCACATCCAGCGTTCACAATAAAATCATCACCCATTACAGATTTTTGCATTACTTCTTTATAAGCAATGTTTGGTAGTATAGTTACACCACCGTTGTCTAAAGTTTTCCCACTTAGAAGGGCAGCAGCAATGTATTTATCCTTAAATTCACCTGCATACGTTGTTGTTAAGCTTGTAGCCATTTTTTTTGTTTTTTAGTTATTTAATTTTTCATATATCCTTGACTGTAACGTTTTAGGATAGTTAGTTTTATTTAATGTAAACTTAGGTTCATTTGAAGCTTCAGGATTGTGTTTTACTGGTTCTGCAACTTCTGCTGATAATTCTACTTCATTTACATTTTCTTTAATTTCTTCAGTTAATTCAGATTTAACTTCTTCAGTCATTTCTTCTTTAACTTCTTCTGGTGAATCAAGCTTATCAGCTTTCAAATCTGCGATTGCGTCCTCAAGGTTTTTAATTCTTTTTTCCATTCCTTCCCAATCGTAAACTGCTGCTTCTTCAGCCATTTCTTCTTTGATATCTTCTTTCATATCTTCTTCTTTTGCGGGTACATCATCAGATACGACTCTCATATCTGCAATAATTCCTTCTTCTTCAACTACTAAAAGCTTACCATCTTCGAGTACATACTCACCAACTGGCATTGCAATTTTTTCGTCATCAGATTTGATGAAGATAGCTTCACCCTTTTTAAATTCTTCTGCTTCAACTACTGTTCCGTTTTGAAGCTTCATCTCAGCTAATTGAACTTCTTTAACTTCTTCAGTTAATTCAATTCCGCCAATAATTGTTTTGATTTTATTTAACATATCATTTGCTTTCATACTATATAAATGTTTTTTAATTGAACTTGTTATACCTTTTTTTTATTTTTTTTAATTACGCTTGAGTTTTGCCTATGCCTTGCGCCCTTAATGAACCATCGCAACATTTAACATTATATGTATTATCTTTACATAAGCAACCGCGCCTACCACCTTTTGGTGATGTTCTGCTTTTTTCTCCTCTTTTTAGTTTATTATTTCCCATATCTATTTATTTATGTGTTTTTCACAAGGCATATACCAAGTTTTGTTTTCAAATTCGTGTGTATGATAACCTTTACACCCTATATTAATTTCCATTTCTTCTTCTTTTTTTTTTGTACTATATGCTAAACGATCATCTATTACTGCATAATCTTCATCTATTGCCATAGTTTTTGAATCTACTCTTTTTTTTTTAAATAGATTTCTAATTTGTTCTATTTTTTGATTAGCTTCTTCTTCTTTTAAATCTACTTCTTCAACAACTGATTTCAAATTAGCTCTATCTGCAAAGTAACCTTCAATGCTAAAACCTTTTACTTTGTTTTCTTTAACATAGTCATTCCAAACCTCATCGTTATTTACTTTCATAGATACCATCCAAGTTCCTACAGGCACATCTAAATCGTATTTTTTAGTTTTATCCATTTCAGCATCTTCAACTATCCAAGATTCAACAACAGTCAAACCGTTAAGTTCCATATTGTGTTCTAACGTTGTATTGTTTTGATTGCCATTCATAAAGAATAATTCACTTGCTTTTCTAACTGTATCAGCAGAAAAATAAACGTAAAATTCTTTTTCTTCGTTCTTTCTATAAATTGGTTTGTTAGGTATCAAAGCCGCACCCATTAAGATACGTTTATCATCATCTACTTTTGCAAATTTGATTTCTTGTGATTTAAAAGCTAAAAAGTTACTTTCTATTGCTGGTGATGATACAATACTAATTGCATCTATTCCAGCTTCTTCGTTTTCTTCGTCTAATAAA